AAAAAAATCGAAATAAAAACTGAAAGAGATTGGTGGTTCAAGACAGGTAACATTGCCTTAGAGTATGAGTGTAATGGAAAGCCTAGTGGTATAAATGCCACCACATCTGATTACTGGATTCAGATATTAGCAAAAGGCGATGTAAATCATTGTATGCTAATATTTGAAGTCGACAAACTTAAAAAGATTGTTGGCGAATATAAACAAAAGTATACACGCATGGTAGGAGATAGAAATGCTTCTAAATGCGTGATACTACCAATAAGTGAATTGTTCACTAAACAAGCTATAAATTTATAACTTTTTTAAAGGATGAAAAATGGAAAAGCAATTAATAAATCTTCTCTTGAAGAAAGAGTTCTATTCCAAAAACAAGTCCAAAGTTGGCAAGACTGTTTTTACGAATGGAGTGGGCAGTTTTTATGACACCATAAAAAAAGCTCATGATAAATATCCAGATACAGATTTGGATATTGATGAGGTTTCTTTGTTACATACAGATGTTTACAATCCTGCATTAACAAGAGCCGCAAAAACAAATTTTTTAAATTTGATTGAGGACATAAAGTCTGAGAATATACCAAACATAGATGTTGCAAGTGACATACTAGACTCTGTATACAAACGAAGTTTGGCACACAAGATAGCTATAGAAGCTACTAATATTTATAATGGTGGAGATTCTAATTTTTCTACTATACAAAATTTAATAGATTCTGTACAAAATGAAGTGCAAGAGGATAGTGAGACTGTTACTGATGACATACATACTCTGATAAAAGAGATTGATGCTGATACTCAGTATAAGTTTGGCGACATACCAGATTTACGCAAACTAGTTAAAGGTGTTGGTAGAGGTAATTTAGTTATTGTCTTTGCTAGACCAGAGACAGGTAAGACAGCTTTCTGGGTGTCATTAGTCGCAAATCGTAACGGATTTGCATCACAAGGTGCTAAAGTTCATGCTTTAGTCAATGAAGAACCTGCAGTTAGGACTCAAATGAGACTAATTAGCTGTTGGACAGGTATGACTAAAGATGAGATAGTAAATGATGTGGACAAAGCAAAAGAAGAATGGAATAAAATAAAATCAAATGTAAAGATACTCGATACAGTAGATTGGGATTTAGACCAGATAGATTCTCATTGTAAGACACATAAACCAGACATACTTGTTGTAGACCAATTAGATAAGGTATCTATATCGGGCAGTTTTGCACGGACAGATGAAAAACTTAGAGCCATATATACAGGTGCAAGAGAGATAGCTAAACGTAATGATTGTTGCGTTGTAGCTGTATCACAGGCATCTGCCGAGGCACATGGCAGGACTGAGCTATCATTTGATATGATGGAGAACTCTAAAACAGGTAAAGCCGCAGAGGCAGATTTAATTATAGGTATAGGTCAACAAAATACAGTTGACTCTGAATCTACTTTGCGAACTTTGTGTGTTTCTAAAAACAAAATAACAGGGTGGCATGGTCGTATAGATTGTGTTATAAACCCATTTTTATCGAGGTATGACGGATGACAATAACTGTAGTAGATGTAGAGACTAGCTTTGTAACAGGAGAGAATGGAAAGACAGACCCATCTCCTTTCAACTCTAGAAATAAATTAGTAAGTGTAGGAATAAATAATGAGTATTTATTTTTTAATCATGATGAAAGACAAGACAATGGTGCGTTCATCAAAGTACAAAACATATTGGACAAAACCACATTATTGATTGGGCATAATTTAAAATTTGATTTAGCCTGGTTGTATGAAGTTGGGTTTAAGTATAGTGGTAAAGTATATGATACTATGATAGGAGAATATGTTTTACAAAGGGG